AGCTATAGAAGGTGAGTGGTTTAGTGGAACTAGAACTGGTTTAGGTAATAGATACTCTACTAACTTTAATAATTTTAGAAACCTAAGGCTTTATGCTAGAGGCGAACAAGCTGTTCAAAAATACAAAGACGAACTAGCTATTAATGGTGATTTAAGTTATTTAAATTTAGACTGGAAACCAGTTCCTGTAATTCCTAAATTTGTAGACATAGTTGTTAATGGCATGTCTGAAAAGCTTTATGAAATAAAAGCTTATGCTCAAGATCCTGAGTCGCTTAAGTCTAGAACAGAATATGCTAATAGAATATTAAGAGATATAGAAACTCAAGAGTATTTAGATAATATACAACAAACATTAGGTTTAAATTTATATTCTACTGAAAATCCTGAAGATCTTCCTCAAAACAAAGAAGAGCTAGAGTTACATATGCAATTAGACTATAAGCAGTCTGTTGAAATAGCTGAAGAAGAGTTAATAAATAATACTTTAGATAGAAATAGATACGAGTTAACTAGAAGAAGAATAAATGAAGATTTAGTTATACTAGGTATAGGTTGCACTAAAACAAGTTTTAATAAAGCTGAAGGTATTACTGTTGATTATGTTGATCCAGCTAGATTAGTTTATTCATATACTGAAGATCCTAATTTTGAAGATATATGGTATGTTGGCGAAGTTAAAAGAATTAGCTTATCAGATCTTAAACAAGAGTTTCCTAATTTAACACCAGATGAATTAGAAAGAATACAAAAGTATCCAGGAAACAGTAATTACATGTTTGACTGGCAAGGTAGAGACGATAATAATAGTGTATATGTTTTATATTTTGAATACAAAACCTATAGTGAACAAGTATTTAAAATAAAAGAAACAGCTACTGGTTTAGAAAAAGCTTTAGAAAAAACAGATGCTTTTAATCCACCAGCTAGTGACAAGTTTGATAGAGTATCTAGATCAATTGAAGTATTGTACTCTGGCGCTAAAATATTAGGCCATGAAAATTTACTACAATGGGAGTTAGCTAAAAATATGACTAGACCTGAGTCTAATTTAGTTAAAGTTAATATGAACTATAACATATGTGCTCCTAGAATGTATAAAGGTAGAATTGAATCTTTAGTTAGCAGAATAACAGGTTTTGCTGATATGATTCAATTAACGCATTTGAAACTTCAACAAGTAATGTCTAGAATAGTACCTGATGGTGTTTATCTAGATGCTGATGGTTTAGCAGAAATAGACTTAGGTAGTGGAACGAGTTATAATCCACAAGAGGCATTAAATATGTATTTTCAAACTGGTAGTATTATTGGTAGGTCTATGACTCAAGATGGTGGTCAAAACCCTGGTAAAGTACCTATACAAGAATTATCTACTTCTAGTGGTATGAGTAAAATACAAGGTTTAATACAGACTTATCAATACTATTTGCAAATGATAAGAGATGTAACCGGACTTAACGAGGCTAGAGATGGAAGTACGCCATCTAGCGATTCTTTAGTTGGATTACAAAAATTAGCTATTGCTAATTCTAATACAGCTACAAGGCATATAGTACAAGCTAGTTTATACTTAACATTAAGAACATGTGAAAATATTGCACTTAGAGTAGGAGATTGCTTAGAGTTTGATCTAACTAGAGACGCTTTAAAATCTAGTATAAGCTCTTATAATGTAGGAACGCTTGAGGATATATATAACTTACATCTATATGATTTTGGTATATTCTTAGACCTAGTACCAGACGAAGAAGAAAAAGCTCAGTTAGAACAAAATATTCAAGTAGCATTACAAGGCGGTCAAATATTCCTAGAAGATGCAATTGACATTAGACAAGTTAACAATTTAAAACTTGCTAATCAATTACTAAAACAAAGAAGAAAACAAAAGCAAAAAGCAGATCAAGAAGCACAACAAGCTAATATAGCTGCTCAAGGTCAAGCTCAAGCAGAGACTGCGGAAAGAACAGCTATGGCAGAAGTTCAAAAGCAAGAGGCTTTAGCTCAAACTACTTTGTCAATTGAACAAGGTAAATCTCAATTTGAGATACAACGTATGGAGAGAGAAGCTGAAATTAAAAGACAATTAATGCAAATTGAATTTGATTTTAATATACAGTTAACTCAAGCTAAAGGCGAAGCTGAAAGAAACAAAGAAACTTTTATAGAAGATCGTAAAGATAAACGAGCTAAACTTATAGGCACTCAACAGAGTCAAATGATAGATCAAAAGAAAAATGATTTATTACCAACAAACTTTGAATCCGCAGGTAATGACAACCTTGGTGGATTTGGATTAGAGCAATTTGCTCCACAATAATTTTTTATTAACTATTATATTATATTATGTCAAAACAAGTAGAAAAGGGCCCTCCTACCGACGAAGGTAAAGAAGGTTTAAAATTAAAGAAAAAAGTAGGTAGACCAAAGAAATTAAACAAGGTTGCTGAAACAGTAAAATTAGATTTAAGTAAAAAACAAGAAGATGCCGTTCAAGAGCCAGAAACAAAAAAAGTTGTGCTACAGCCTGATGAGACGAAAGAAGAACAAAAGCTGGGACTGCAAGAAGTGGGAGAAACACACGAAGAACAAAAACCTACCGAAGAAAGTTTAAGTCCAGTATCTGAAATAACTGAAGAAGAAGTTAAGGAAGAAACTAAAATTGTAGAACAAGAATTAAAAGAAGCTATAAGAGATGAAAAGGTAACAGGAAAACCTTTACCAGAAAACATCGAAAAATTAGTTTTGTTTATGGAAGAAACAGGTGGTGATATTAATGACTACGTTAGACTAAATGCAGACTACACTAATATTAATGAAGATGTTTTACTTAGAGAATATTACAAACAGACTAAACCACATTTAGACAGAGAAGAAGTTGACTTTATATTAGAAGACAATTATTCTTGGGATGAAGACGTGGATGAAGAGCGAGCAATTAAAAAGAAAAAGCTAGCTTATAAAGAAGAAATTGCCAAAGCACGTAACTTTCTAGAGCAAACAAAGAGTAAATATTACGACGAGATCAAGTTGAGACCGGGCGTTACTCAGGAGCAACAGAAAGCAATGGACTTTTTCAATAGATATAACAAAGAGCAAGATGTAGCAACAAAGCAACATGCTGATTTTGAAAAGCGAACTAATCAAATGTTCTCTAATGAATTCAAAGGTTTTGAATTTAATGTTGGAGAAAAAAGATTTAGATATGGAGTTTCAAACCCTCAGGAAGTTGCTAAGAGCCAATCAAACTTATCTCATTTTGTTAAGAAGTTCTTAAACGAAGATGGAAGTGTAAAGGATCATGTTGGTTATCATAAAGCTATTTACGCAGCAGAAAATGCAGATACTATAGCAAAACATTTTTATGAGCAAGGTAAAGCCGATGCTGTTAAAGATGTTGTTGCAAAATCTAAAAACATAAATGTAGAGGCTAGGACGCCAGCGTCTGAAGGCGATGTATATGTTGGAGGGTTTAAAGTAAAAGCTATTTCTGGTGTTGATAGCTCTAGGTTAAAAATAAAAACAACAAAAAAAATAACTAATAAATAATAAAAATGAGTTTTAATACAAGTGGGAGTTTTCCTGCACAAATTAAGCCTGCTCAAAAAAGATTAGCACTTAACGATAACTACCTAGATTTTACAGGTGGTGCTAATGATTTTGCGCAACAATATCTACCTGAGCTTTACGAAGCAGAAGTAGAAAGATACGGAAACCGAACTTTAGGTGGTTTCTTGAGAATGGTAGGCGCTGAAATGCCTATGACATCTGATCAAGTAGTATGGTCTGAGCAAAACAGATTACATGTAGCGTATAAGAATTCTTCTACAGCTGCTGTTGCTGCTCAAGCTAATCAAATAAAAATTACTTTAGATTTAGCTGCTGCTGCTCCTGGTGCTGATGCTCCAAATGGTGCTGTTAGACCTGGACAATCTATTTTACTTTCTGATAGAGCTACAGGATTAGTAACTGCTAAAGCTTTAGTACAAAGTGTTACTAGTTCAGCTGGTACATTACAAGATGAGTTAACTTGTTCTTTGTATGAGACTACTTATGCTAACTTACCTGCTACATTAAAAGGAAATAACATTGCTTCTTTATTTGTATATGGTTCTGAGTTTGCTAAAGGTTCTACTGGAATGACTGGAACTATCCAGCCACAATTTTCTCAGTTTTCAAATTCACCAATTATTCTTAAAGACAACTTTGAGATTAATGGATCTGATACTGCTCAAATTGGTTGGGTTGAAGTTGCTACTGAAGATGGAACATCTGGATACTTATGGTATTTAAAGTCTGAGTCTGAAACAAGATTAAGATTTGATGATTACCTAGAGATGTCTATGGTTGAAGCAGTTAAATATGATACTACTGGTGGTAGAGCTACTGAAGCTTTTGCTTACGGAAACTCTGGTGCTACTGTAGTTAAAGGATCTGAAGGTTTATTTGCCGCTATCGAAGCAAGAGGTAATGTGTATTCTGGATTTGCTGGTGCTGCTGCTCCTGGAGCTGGTGCATTAGGAGATTTTGATGCTATCCTTAAGCAATTAGACAAGCAAGGTGCTATTGAAGAAAACATGCTTTTCTTATCAAGAGCTACTGCTTTAGATTTTGATGACATGATCGGCGCTATGGCCGGTGGAGGTTATGCTTCTACTCAGTCTGCTTCTTATGGTCTTTTTGACAATGAAGAAGATATGGCATTAAACTTTGGATTTTCAGGTTTTAGAAGAGGTTCTTATGACTTCTACAAAACTGACTGGAAATACTTAAACGATGCTACTACTAGAGGATTAGATAATGCTATTGATGGTGTTATGGTTCCTGCTGGTACTACTACTGTTTATGACCAAATGATGGGTGTAAATATCAGACGTCCTTTCTTACATGTAAGATATAGAGCTTCTGAAACTGAAGACAGACGTTATAAGTCTTGGATCACTGGTTCTGTTGGTGGTGCTTATACTTCTGATCTTGATGCTATGAAAGTTAATTTCTTATCTGAAAGATGTTTAGTAACTCAAGCTGCTAATAACTTCGTGTTATTCAAAGGAGCTTAATTAATTATTAACATTTAAAAATTTAAGAAAATGGCACAATTATATATACAAGACGCTGTTAACGGCGTTGAAGAAATAATCTTTATTGACAATTTGTTTAAAATAGCAAGTGCTACTAGTACTTGTACTTTAACTTTTGTTGATGCAGGTCATACTACTGGAACAGTTGTTATTAACTCTACTAATAATGGAGCTGAAATAGCTGTAAGAGTAAAAGAAGCAATTAAAAAAGTTGACGGTGGCGGTGGCGCTACTGTTGACATGTCTGAGGTAGCTACTACTGGAAGTGGTGTTGTCGTGACAAAATAATGCAACTAATAAGATCCCGCTTCGGCGGGGTCTTTTTTAATTATTATATTATATTATATTATGGAAACAAAAGAAAAGAAAACTACAGCTAAAGCTGTAAAAACTCCTGAAGTAAAAAAAGATACTTGGGAATATAAAGATAGAAATTATTATCTAATAGGAAACAAAAGTCCTCTAACTCATACTATACCTAGCAAGCATTCTGCTAGATACCCTTTGGTTTGGTTTGATCCAGAAAAAGGTTATGAAAGAGAATTAAGATATGCTACTAATCAAAAATCAATTTTTGTTGATGAGCAGAAAGGTCAATCAACTTTAAAACATATTGTTTTTAGTAATGGGCATTTAATAGTTCCTAAAGAAAAAAGAAATTTACAAGAGTTCTTAGAAAAACATCCTCATAAAGGATTACTATTTGCAGAGTTTGATCCAGTTATTGAAGCTGAAGATCAATATGATAGTTTAGAACTAGAAATAGCTGCAATGAATATGGCTTATGACATGGATATTGACAAAGCAGAAGCTATATTAAGAACAGAAATAGGATCTGAAGTTAATAACTTAACTTCTAAAGAGCTAAAAAGAGATTTATTATTATTTGCTAAAAGAAACCCTAACTTGTTTTTAGATTTAGCAGAAGATGAAAATGTTGAACTTAGAAATGTTGCTATTATATCAGTAGAATCAGGTATAGTTCAGCTGTCTAGTGATCAAAGAAGTTTTTCATGGGCTAGTAATAATAAAAAATTAATGAAAGTTCCTTTTGATGAAAACCCTTATTCAGCAATGGCTGCTTGGTTTAAAACAGATGAAGGTGTTGAGGTTTACAACTCAATAATGAAAAAACTAAAATAAACAAGTGATTATAACTTAGGGTGGTTTACGCCACCCTTTTTTTTTTAAAAAGATTAAAATGGCAATAAGCGTAAATAAAGTATATAAAACTGTATTACTTATACTAAATAAAGAACAAAGAGGTTATATGACGCCTGAAGAGTTTAATAGAATAGGTACGCAAGTCCAAAGAGAAATCTTTGAAAAGTATTTTGAAGATTTAAATCAATATACTAGAATGCCGCAGACTGATGTGGATTACGCTAATAGGTTAATGAACCTAAATGAAAAGATGAACATATTTAAAAGAGATGGTAATGCTACTTATGTTCCTGCCGATAATAACTTTACCTTACCAACTCTTACTCATATAGTAGGATCTGTTACTTACGAAGCTAATAACAGATTGCCAGTCGAAATGCAAAGAGTAGATAGAGGAGAATTTTACAACTTAAGATTATCTCCATTAGTAACTCCAAGCGAGCAATTTCCTATATACTTATTTGAAAACAATAAACTGCAAGCATACCCAAATATTATAAATACTAACGCAAATGCTGGTACAGCCAATGTAGCAGTTCAATATATTAAAGTTCCAGATGATATTAACTGGGCTTATACAGTGGGTAACTTAGGTCAGTTTATTTACAATACTAACACGCCTCCAACTGTAGATTTTGAATTACACAACTCTGAATTTACAGAAGTTGTATTAGCTATATTAATGTATGCTGGTATAGTTATAAGAGATCCTCAAATAGTTCAAGCTGCATCAGGTCAATTACAAGCAGATAGAGCAAATCAAAAACAATAATAAATGAGCTTAATTAATCAAACTAACGAAGAGTATTATGCAGGAGAAAAAATGTTTGCGGTTACAGCAGCTCCTCAAACTGTTTTTACTTGTACATTTGAACCAAAACTAACTATAGCTACAACAACAGAACCTGCTAATTTTGGTGTTCAAGTAAGTACAGATGGCGGTGTTACTTTTAATGATTATATAGCTGGTACTATAGCAGTAGTTAATGACAACACTGTTAAACCTCCTTATAATCAACAAACTATAACTCTTAGTGTAGCAGTTGCTAACTCAGCTACGACTCTTGTAAGAGTTGTTTTAAAAGCTGGAGCATTATGGAATAATTATGGAAGTTATGAATATGTTAAATTAAATGACATAGTAAATAACTTTTTAGTAGCTTATACTGGTATTGGTAAATTAATACCACTAGTTAAAAGAACTGATGTTATATTCCATGCTAAAAGAGGTTTACAAGAGTTTAGTTATGATACTTTAAATAGTATAAAAACTTTAGAATTAGATTTACCACCAAGTAATTCTGTTATTATACCTCAAGACTATGTTAATTACGTTAGGATGTCTTTTGTTGATAATATGGGCGTATTGCATCCTATATATCCAGCTAACAATTTAACTACAGACCCAACATCTATACCGCTACAGCAAAAAGACGGTAGCTTTGTTCAAGATAAATATGGAGAAAACACTGAAGCAGCTCAATCTACCACTAGAACTAGATGGGAAAGCGCTAATGATAGACTAATAACAGGTGAATTTGATCAATACTTTTACAATGCTAATGTTTATAATTGGAGCTGGAGAAAAGAAACTTATGGGAGAAGATATGGTTTAGATCCAGTTGTTTCTCAAGGCAATGGCTGGTTTAACATTGATAGAAGAAGAAATGTAATATCTTTTTCTAGTGATTTAAAAGGTAGAATTATAATATTAGAATATATATCTGATGGTTTAGCATCTGACTTAGATACTAAGGTTCCTAAAATGGCAGAAGAAGCAATGTATATGCACATAGCATATTCTATATTAGCAGGTAGATCAGGTGTTCAAGAATATATAGTTCAAAGATTTAAAAGAGATAGATCAGCTCAGCTTAGAAATGCTAAAATACGTTTAAGCAATATGAAGCCAAGCGAGATGATACAAACTATGAGAGGTAAATCTAAATGGATAAAGCATTAACATGGCAGAAGTAAGAAATGTATTTGTCAAGTCTAAAATGAATAAGGACTTAGACGAAAGACTTTTACCTAGCGGCGAATATAGAGATGGTAGAAACATATCTATAAGTAAAAGCGAAGGGCCAGACGAAGGAGTTGTTGAAAATATTTTAGGGAATATAAAATATTCTAATTTTAATTTTGCTGTTAATACAGAAATTATTGGTACTTATGTTGACACAGATAAAGATAGAATATATATATTTGCTACTAACTTTGTAGATTCTTCTCAAGATCAATTAAGTAATTTTCCAGTTGACAATGTGCCACATCCAGCTGGTGGAACCATACCTGGTTCTAAATGCTACATTGCATATATACAAGGTCCATTTAATAATTCTACATCGCCAGCTTCTGGTGTTTTAGTTGAAGGAAGTTTTCTTAATTTTTCTAAAACTCATCCTATGCTAGGCGTAGATCTTTTAGAAGATTTACTATTTTTCACTGACAATAGAAATCAACCTAGAAAAATAAACGTAGAAACAGCTATTGCAGATTCTACTTATTATTTTAATGAAGATCATATTTCAGTTGCTAAATTTGCTCCTTTTTCTCCTATATCTTTTTTAAACAGTAGCAATGAGAACACAATGCAAGATAACATATCTGAATACTTACCTTCACACTCTACTTCTGTTGTAGCTACTTTATCCTCTTCTACTGTAAATTTAGAATTTGCAAATATTGACATTGCAACCTCACCTGTTACAAGATTTATAAATATAAATAAACCAGAGCTAGGCTATTTTAAATTAACTAATATCAATGCTTCGCAAAAAAACTTGACATTTGAATATCCTATTGGTTCTAATATAACAGGTGCTAATGCTGTTTCAGAAGCTAGTAATGCAGCCGCTAAATATATAGAATCGGGTACAGCTGCTTTTGAAGCTGGCGATGTTATTCAATTTGAACAAATTAATCCTTATTACAATGCAGATTTTGACGGCGATGATGAATATTTAAAGGATAAATTTGTGAGGTTTAGCTATAGGTTCAAATATGACGATGGTGAATATTCTTTAATGGCTCCTTTTACTCAATCTTTATTTATACCAAAAAACTTTGGTTATTTTTTAGACAGCGGGTATAGTGGAGAAACACAAAGAAACGAAAAAGACACTGCAGATAGTGGTGTTGTTAAGTTTATGGAAAACCAAGTTACTAGTGCAACTTTTAAAATAGATTTACCACCTAGGTATAGTGTTGATGTAGCTAGCCCAACCGCTGGATCTGTTCAAAGTGAGTTTTTTAACAATTTTAAAGTAACAGAAATACAAATACTAGCTAAAGAATCAGATGGGCTTGCTATAAAAGTAGTAGATGATGTAATAGTAGAGGATCAATTAACTTCTAACACTGATAGATACTACTCATACAGCTACGAATCTTTTAAACCATTTAAAACCTTACCAGATGCTGCTTCTACTAGAGTACACGATAAAGTTCCTATTAGAGCTGCTGCTCAAGCTACAGCAAGCAATAGAATTATATATGGAAATTTTATAGAAAACCATGCTTCTCCTGAAAACTTAAATTACTACCTGGGTGTCAGTGAAAAGAAAACTATAGGTAGTCCATCTGGCGGCTATAGTTATAGTAGAAAAGAAATTATAAACCACACGTTAAAACAAAACAGGTCATACAAGGTAGGTGTTGTTTTAGTAGACAGATATGGTAGATCCTCTAATGTCATATTAAGAGATGAATCTATAAGTTTAGGCTTAGCTGGGGAAAAATCTAGTGTATATGCACCATATGAAAACTTAACTAGTACTTTAAATTGGCCAGGTAATAATTTAAAAATAAGCTTTAGTGATATAATACCTACTAGCAAAACAAATGGTTATCCAGGCATATTTAATGGAATACATTCTGGAAGTACGCCTTTAAATCCATTAGGTTATTTAACATACAAGGTTGTAGTACAGCAGCTAGAACAAGAGTATTATAATGTATACGTGCCAGGCGCTACTTCTGGCAAAATAGTATTTACAGGTGAAGTGGGTGACGGGACTTTAAACACACCAGCCAAACCTTCTTATAAAAGAGCTAACAACGTGAGTAATATAGTATTGTATGGTGATAACATAAATAAAGTTCCAAAAGAATTAGCAGATGTAGGTCCTACTGAAGAAATATATGGTAGTGAAACATTGTTATACCCAAGAGTAGTTACTAAATATATAGTATCACCTACTAATTTTAGTGCTTCGTGGCTACCATCTTTAGCGTTGTCTCAGTCATCTCAAGTTTATCAAAAAAATGAATTTACTGTAAACTCTATAATCTCATTTAATGATCTTGGACCATGGACAGCTAATAGAGGAAAATATGCACAAAAATCTTCTTATCCTAATAATTTTGCAACTACTAATACTGTATATATAGATCCGTTATATTTAGAAGCTAGTAGTAATCCATTTGTTGCACAAATTGAAACTAATTTTTTAGTTGGGTTTTCACCTGACTTACAAAATGGAGTATCTACTTCAATTGCACCAACTTTTTCTAAAAATTTAAATGTATTTGAAACAGATCCTGTTGAGTCTAAAATTGAAATATATAACGAAACTACAACCTCTGGATTAATAAAGCCTTTAAATTCTTCAATTTCTACAAGCAGCGGTGGAATAGGTGTTGATATTGGTACACCAGTAGCTACTCCAGAGCCTATAAGTTTAACCGCTAATGAAAATATAATACCTAGTACAAACGCATGGATTTCACCTGAGTTTCAAGCCGTAGACAGTAATAACACTTTAATGAGTGTAGGTACAATAGAGTTGGTTAGCATAACTAATGGAAATGGTAGTGTAGTATCGCCTGTTCCTTTTGAATTAGTCAATACCACCGGTTTTAGATATAGACTAAGAGTTAGATCAACATCGCCTAGTCAATATTTTTATTGGGGACAAGACAGCAGTGATAGAACTTTTAATGTAACTTTGAGAATATTAGCTAATGGTAATAATTTAGTTACTAAACAATTATTGCTAAGCAATACTAATCCTAGCTTAAGCCCAATACCATCGCAAGGATCTCTTACTTGGACTTTAGGTCAACTTGGAGGAAGTATTACATATCCTATACATATATCTTCTCCAGGACCTAGACATATAGGTGATTCTTTAGGCACTATAGACTTATTTAACAGTGGTCAATCAACAACTAAACCTTTCAACGGTTCGTCTGGTCCAAATCTACAAGACTTAGAAGTTGTTGTTAATAAAGTTTTAAATTCAACAACAGATCCTTTTTTCAGACTAGTAGATAGTGGAGGTTTATTAACAATGTCAACTGACAGTGATCCTGTAGTTTATGGACCTAGCAGTGGAATTCCTTTAAATACACCTATTATATTAAAAATAAAAGTTCAAGATGCTCAAGGAATATCTGGAAGTGGAGAAACTTATTACTCTTTAAAAATAGAACTAACTCAATAGTAATGGCATATACAATAGAAGTATCTTATTATAACACTTTTTGGTTAAAAAAAGCTATATATCTAGGAACACCAACCACTGGTAGTATACCATATAACTACGATGCTGGTGGTACTGATCCAGATGCAGGGGTTACACTTCCTCAACAATATAGAGGTGGTCAAGGATCTAATTTTCCTGGACTAGCTTGGAACCCAACTGGTTTTCCAACTTATCCATCTGGTTGTGGAAGTGAAACACAAAGATACCAAACCGCTCCGCCTACTGCCATTATACAGACATATCCATTTGATGAAGCAGAAAACTGGTTTATAGAAGAGTCTAGATACCAAGGCGGCTACAATAATGTATCAACAAGTTTTGGAGCTAAAGCTTATTTAAAAGAAGAAAATAACAAACAAGAAGCAAGACCTAATGCTTTGATTTATTCTGGAGTTTATAATTCCAGAACAGGTTTAAACCAAACAAATGTTTTTTCAGTAGGTGAAGCTATAACTAAAGCTGTTGATCCACAAAGAGGAAGCATACAAAAGCTATATGCTGAAGACACCAACTTAATAGTTTTTCAAGAAGATAAAGTAAATAGAGCTTTAATAGATAAAGATCAAATTTATACGTCTGAAGGAGGTACACAAACACTGCCGCAGGGAACGGTCATTGGTCAAATAACACCTTATAGAGGTGAGTTTGGTATAAGTAAAAATCCAGAATCATTTGCTGTATATGGTTTTAGAAAATACTTTGCTGACAAAGATAGAGGTTCTATACTTAGATTATCTCATGATGGCATGACTGAAATATCAGAATATGGTATGTCTAACTTCTTTAGAGATGAATTAAAAAATATTAACGAAAACC